AATGATTTGAAAGATTTGTGGACCAATGATAAATCTTCTAATTGGATTATCTGGAGTCGAATCCTCTGTTAAAGGATTGTCAGTTACAAAGCCTTGGAATACGTAAGAACGTTTCTTCCAATACTTTCTACCCATATCTTCTAATTTTGGATCCTTAAACCATCCACGTACTTCTGAAAGTACTGGACAAGTTTCACCATACATTTCCATACAAGGTACTTGTACCTGTACTGGACGAGAGTCTGTCTCGCCTTTGATTCCAGCAAATGGAAGTTTAATTAATAAACGTTCCTGCCAGAAAAATGTATTGGATTCATCGCCATCAGGAAGAAAACGGACTGTTGCAGTCTGTCCTTCTTTCATATTCCAAAATGGGTAAATTGCGTTGTCGCCGCCGCTTGATTGTGAACCACCTTGACGTGATTCTTGTTCTTTAAGTTTTGCACGAATTTCTGCTAATGTTGCCATTGTTAAGCCTCCTATATTATAGCCTTCGCTGTTTAGTGCCTTCATGTAGTAGCACAATAAAATACATACTACTACAGATATTTAGTAATGTCAAGTGTTTATTCGCCGAAAAGTGATTATAGGCCGCTCAATTTCTTGATACGTTCCATTTCAGGGTCTTTGCCACCTAGCAATCTTCCTATCATCTTCTCTGCGTATGGTACACTCTTATCACCAAATTCTTTTTCACAAGCAGTAATAACTGCTTGTTCACCTTTTGGAAATGCGTTAGTTGTGTAATCATAATGACTCTTAACTAACTCTTCTAATTTTTCTCCAGGTGTTTTTTCATGTGATTCTTTTTTCTTTTCTAATTCTGCCTTGCGTCTAATTAGTTCTTTCTTCAATTCGGGGTCTTTTGATGTATTTGGATCTGCTTGAATATCTTGTATTGCTTTTTTCTTTGCTTGATAATCGTCTGATCCTTCATCTTTTTTCTTATTGTACTTGTCTTTGATAGCACCAATTTCTTCTGCACTCTTACCTTGGCCAGCGGCACTTTGGATTTTTGTCATTCCTTCTTTGCCGTATTTCTTAACACCTGCTTTGTACATAATGCCACTTTCGTCAGTGGACACTTCTTCCATATCGCCTGTATCAATTTTAGAAACCATTTCAGGTGCTTTCTTTTCAACATAATCCATTATCATTGGACGTATGCAAACATCTGCATCTTCTTGTCCTGCTTTTTTAATTTGCATTAATAATTCTGGATCGTCAATAATACCTTTTAAACTTGAAATACCATTGTTACCATTTACGCCTGCCGCAAAATGAGACTTCATTAACTTGTTTAATTTTTGTAATGCTTCTTGATCACCACTTAACAAATCTTCTTCACCAACAATTTGGTTTAGTGCATATTCATATTCTGCTTCTGGTGTAATACTTTCGTCTTTAATTAATTCTTCTTGATGTTTAGCAAGGTCTTCTAATGAATCAAACTCGCCTGTCATCTTACCATCTTTATATGAAATAAATTTTCCACCTTTGTTAACAGCGGAAAGACCATATTTGTTCATGCCCATTGAACTTGGACCGTCTTGTGTTTCATCAGGACCATCATATTCTGCAAATGCTTCTGGACCCATTTCTTCAATTTTATTTTTTTCTTGTACCAAATTATAAATGTATGGAAATACAGATTTTAATTCTTCATTGAATGTTCTAATAGTTAATTCGTCGATCCAAGCATTTTGTAAATCTTCTGGAACTTCTTCTTTTACTGCTGGTTTAAAATCTTTTGATGCTTCTGTGTAATAGTTTTGTCTTTGTAAACTATGCACTTCTTTTTTAATTTGTTCTACTCTTTCAGCAACAATATCTAAATAACCTTTTAGACTTTCTGCCATTACTGCTGAACGGTTCATGTAAGTTCTAAATTTACGTAACTTGTTTAATTCTTCTGATAAACCTACAATGTGTTGTCCAAAGTCATCATATAAGTTACCGCCATTGCTTACGTGACGTGCTAATGCTCTTGCACCATTTAAATGTCTAAATGGATATTTGAATCTTTCTCCGTTATCGCTTTCAATGTAAATTGCTTCAACGTGTTGTGTACGGCCACCGGGTGTTTCTTGATTAATTGGTTTAGTGTGTTTTAATACTAGTCTTGCTTTGTCGCAATCTTCATAACTAGTTCTTGCTGTTCCATACATTACTGATTCTGTTTGCATTTCCTTCTCTCCGGCAACTTTTGTTAAATGTGCATAGTCCCTTTTGTCTAAATTACTTTTTGTAATATCTCTTGTGTCGAAGTTTAGCATATTCTTTTTAGCAAAAAATCTAATTTCTTTTAAAAAATCATACCAATTATTTTTTTCTGCCTCGTCTGCTTCTGCCATAATATTTGTATTATAAAGCACGACAACTTCTTTTTCATCTAATGTTACACTTACTTTTCCAAGTACGTTATTGCCTTCCATGTAGTCAAAGTCAAAGTAACGTGCAAGTTTAGGGTTATCTGTAACTGCACCATTCATGTCACCAATAGTCACAGATGGGAATCTGCCTCTAATTTTAGCAAATAAACGTTCTGAAATTGGTTCCATATTACTCATATAATTATTTATCTTATGTTAGTTGAAACGAATATAGGCATTGGCGGTTGTAGATCTTCCTCAGATTCTGCATGATTAAACGTTTCGTATATCTTAGGATCCCAGTCTTTAAGCACCGCAATTAGCCTCATACTTAATAATATAGCACTAACAAGGTCATCTGTTTCACCGGGTTTTGCTTTGTAACTACTACCACTAGCAACAAAACCTTTAAGTTCTGATATCAAAGGTTTGCTGTGTATTCTAAGTTTATCACTCTCAACCATTGCTTTTAATCTTGAACAAGCACTAATTTTTGTAGCATGAGTTGTGTTAAATCCTTTTCTAAATTTACGTACATGACCTTTTCTAATAGGTTCACTTACTAACATACCTGGTATATTTTCTTCACCTAAGTCTCTAATAACAATCAAAGCGCCTTCACCTATTGTATTATTTTCTACACTCCAATAAATGTTTTGACCTTCGTTTTGACATTCTTCTTTTATATAATTGCAAATATCTCTTAAAATTCTAATTTGTCCTGGTATAGCAGTTTGGTTATGTCTCCACTCGCCTATCTGTTTATATGTAGGTAATTCTATAATTTGTATTGCGGCAAAGTCTCCTCCTGTACCCATAGCAGGATCTAGTGCAACAACATAAGTGTAGTTTCCTTTAGGTGTACCATACCAACGTATTTGTCCTTGATTGCGTATAGGATCTATTCCTTCTATTGTAGAAAGTTTAATACTATTAATTAAAGTTTCATCATAAACTAAAAATTCACAACCATACTCACGTCTAAATCTTTCTTCACCAATACGACCAACTTCAACTTTCATCCATTCATCATCTCTATCAGGATGTTCGTCCCAACTTGCTGTAAATCCGTGAAAGCCATTTACACCTTCTGCTTGTTCATTACCATTCTCATCGTATTTGTTTTGTGATTCTTTCCATATGATAGCAAATGTATCTTCATCTGAGTTAGGTGTGCTTGTTATAATTGCACGACCACCTGTTGCTAGTGTTGGAGATATCGAAGTCCAAAATTCATCTGCAATACTTGGATTAACAAATGCAAACTCATCACAGTATAGTAAAGATATTGACATACCTCTTCCTGTGTTGCCTGTTGTAGTAGCACTAACTATTCTACTACCATTTTCAAATTCCATTGAACCTTTGTTGTAGTTTACAACCCCTGCTCTAATATGATCAGGACATAATTCATATCCGTATCTAATACGTTGCATAATTTCTTGAGCACCTGTGTATTTGTGTGCGGCAATTAATATTGTTTGATCTGGATGAAACATAGCATACCATAACAAGTAACCTGCGGCAGTTGTTGTCTTACCACTTTGTCTTGGTAACATATTAACATTGAATCTATGATTGTGATAACTTTTTAAAAGTCTTTGTTGATATTCAAATGGCTTAAACAAAGTTTTACCTTTTACAGGATGTTGTATATAGAAAAACTTTTCACAAAAATATTCAAAGCCAGTGTCAGGATTAATACAATTACTTAATTCTTCTACCTGCTCATTAGTAAAATTTTCTCGTTGGTGTGCTTTTTTGGTTAAGACACCGTCTAAACTTTTTGTTGCCATACTAGTATTTATAGGTGAAAATAGGCCCCGTAGGGCCTATTGGTTGTATTTTAAACTTTTGGATTTATTATGCTACTGTTACACTAGTACCATCAGCAACAGTTGTACCTGATACGTCAATATCGTTTGGTCCTACTGCTGTTCCTAATGCTCTAATCTTTGCTTGTAAGTCTGCCGCGTTAGCACTAATATCAGTAATAATTGAAATTGTACCTGCCGCAGAATTAGTTACCAAATACATTAAAGGACTAATTTCTCCTAGTACTACTTCAGCCGCTTCACCTACTGCATCATCTTCTGCACGTAAGTCAATTGCTGTATTACTACCGTTCTTTACAGTAACTAACATTGCCTTTGCATTATGAGAATATAATGTACCAGCAGTTACACCTAATCCTGTTACTCTTGTTACTGCTACCATCTTACTTCTCCTCTAGTTCTGACATAAGTTCTTGTAGTCTATTTTTTAAACCTTCTTTAATTTTATCTTCAGTAGCCTGCATTGGATTGTCTCCGCCTGCAACTTTAGGATAAGTTTTCTTAGGTCTGTTTAAACCACCACTTAAATCTTTTGTCATATATTTTGTATCTTTGTAATCTTCGTCTGGTGAATTATCCCAAGACTTTTCTTCTACTTCGTCTTCACCGCAAGGCTTAGGATCCATAGGCAACTTCATCGGCATTGGTTTGTCCATCTCTGGTTTCTTTGGTCCCATAATAGATAAACTTTTTGCGATATCGTCTCTTGGGGAAAGCATCTTAATATCAACAGGCTTCATTTCAGGTTTATCACCTCTCATCATATTAAAAAGGTTTCCAACATCCTCTGCATTGTCACCCGACATGGAGATATTCATTGATACTGCTTCGTTTAAGTCGTCTATTTTCTTATAGATATCTTTTGCGTTCATTATTTGCTCCCCACTGGACTTTTTGACTCTTCTGGTTCATTTAGAGCCATTTGTTTTTGTTCTGTGTTTCCCTTTACGCCTTGGCCTGGATCATTGTCTCTTTCTTTTCTTGCCTTTTCTAATTCTGCTAATAAATTCATTGTTCTGTTTGTACCAACATCTTCTTGTGCTGATTCACCGTTGTCAATATCTGAACCTAACTTAGGTTCGTAAACTTTGTTGTACTCTTTATCTTGATATTCTTCTTGTGGTGCATTCTTTGAACGTACAATAATGTATGCTGGATCAATGTTGCAACAAGCAGATAAGTATTCACCCATAACTTGTGGAGTTGTAGGATATTGTACTGCTATATCATAATAGTGGCATTCGCAATTTTGTAACTGAGGGAAGTCTAATGGGCGTTCTTGGATTGGTGTTTTCTTTGGACTGCTCATGCTTTCTAGTCCAAACTTTTGTAAACAACTTTCCATGCTGTCTGCACAGTTTTCTGGTAATTCGCCAGCGATGCCTACTTTAAATTCGTATATCTTTTTTGACTCTGTTAAATATTCTGTAAATGTTTTCATATTACTTCCCATCTATACATTATTTATCCATATTCTTTAGTTTCTCCAGCAAACTGTTACGGTCAGTTACGATATAGCCTTCTCCGTTAACTATATTACCGTCATCATTGCCAGAATCTTTGTCTTGTTTTTCTTTTTTAAGTTGCAATTCAACCATTTTTAACTTTTTGTCCAATTTAGCAACTTTGGCGTCTAGGTTAGTTTTTAGCATTTGTCCTGCTACTTCAAATACCCTGCCACTATAACGTGATTCAACGTTCATGCCTAAATCCATTAGATCTTCATAGGCACTCATAGATTTTTCAGCAACTTCATTAAGTTCATTATCAGCCAATTCACCTAAGCCTTTTACTTGTGGTAGTGCGGCCGCAATTTTATCCATTTCTGCTATATCGCGTAATGTTTCTTGCTGTTGTGTTACAGCCTGAGTCTTTTCTTCAGTTTCTGCTTTCTTTTTATCTGCTTCTATAATCTCTTTAGAGTCAGGTAAGTTTAAAAGTTCCTCTAATTTTTTAGTCATATTTTGGATCCATTATATACTACTATTATTTATCAGCCTTTTCTCTTGCCCTGATGAAAAATGTCATTTTCGGTTATGACTCTAAACACTATTTTCTTCTGTTTACACCATGCCCTAGCGGCTTCCCATTTAGCGATATTTCTTACGTATTGTGCTTGTCTAAATTTATCCCTACCTACAGATTCTCGCTTCATTTGGTTTTCAGGCTTAACTTCAATTAGTTCTACTCTTTGTTTGCCTTTTCTATCTGTATATTGTATAAGGAAATCAGGAACATATATTGTCATACTTCCTGTCAAAGGATCTCTATAAGGTATCTTAACACTTTCACTTGCCCAACGAGCCACACTTGGATTCTCATCACAAAACTTCATGAAAGCAAACTCCCAACTTGATCTATACAAAGGAGTTTTTCTACCTAAATATTTTTCTGGAAATTTTAAATTGTATCTGCCTTGAGCGAACTTAGGCATAGCACTATACCATTATGTTACGTGCATCTAATTTGTTTGTTGCTTGATCTACTTTATAACCTAATGCACTTATTTTTGTTCTGTTATAATTTAAAACTTCTGTAATAACAGAACTTAATTGCACATCATCAAATCCACTTAATGTGTCTAGTAATTCAAAAGTTTTTACTCCATCTATTTTTGCTTGTTGCATAATTATAGTTGAAATTGTTTGAGCACTAGTTTTATCAAAACCTCTTTTTTCAAAAAATCCAATAGTTGCATCTACTTCGTTACTATTAAATTCTAAAGGTTTTGTGTAATATGAATTAAAGAATTTTTTTACTAAAGTTGAAGAATCATTTACTTGTTGACTCTGGGGTAGATTGCCACTTACATTTGAAGCAACTGTATTTTGTTTTGTTGTAATGTTTTCACCCATGTCATCTACCTTATGTGCTTATGTCAAAGTTTTGATTATGTGATTTTAAATTACTTGATGTATCACTATTCAATGCACTTTTAACATTAGAACTTAAATTGTTCCATGCAGTATTTATTGCGTCTGGAGTTGGTATACCACCGTTGTTGATGTGTGCTTTTTTAAATGTAGTTGCTTTAGTTAAGTCATCTAATGCATTAGGATTTTGACTTAAGAAACTTGTTGCACTACTTAATGAACCGTTCTTGATTGCTTTAGCAACACCAATAGCCGCTGTAACACCACCAACTGCTAATGCAGTTTTTCCTAGTCCACCATTGCCACTTATCTTAGGAAAAGCAGTATTGGCAACACCACTTACGTCAATACCAGTAGCGGCACCAATTTGATCTTTTAATATACCAAAGCCTTCTTGTCTAATACCATCGCTTGATAAGTTTTTGGCATTTGTAACAACACTAGATGCTTTTAATACTGTACCTAAAAAGTTTTGTGGACTTGTAAATGCATTACCACTTGTAATATCACTGAATACATCTGACGCTCCTGCGGCAATACCACCTTGACCAAATAAATTTACTGCACCACCACCTGCTAATGAATTAGGCGAAGGCATACTATCATAATGACCACTTGCAGGACCAAACATTTTAGGAGCAGTACCTTCAGTTACAGGACCTCTTGCGTACCATACAGTTTCATACTGTACTGTCATTGTGTTTGAAACTGCACCACTATCGCTGTTGTCCATTGTATCATGTTGCCAAGAACTTATTATAGGATTTGCTAAAGTGAAACAAGTATATCTATGTCTTGACATTTGATAAATTTGTATACTTTCAAAAAAGTTTTCTAATTGATCATTGTCTAAACCAAATCTATAATTGTTGACCATTTCGTTACCATACGTTGTTGATCTTGCATAGGCAGGGTTACTAGTATTAGGTTGTCTACTTCCATCTAATGCCGCATAGTTTCCGTCTTTGTAATAATATCTATAATATGCTTCCCACATAGCAGTTGTTTGTCCATAGTTGTCATCATGGAATACAATGTTGATAGGATCATAATCTAATCTTGTTTGTAAGTTTCTTTTCTTGTTGTATTGATGTTTAAGTGTTGTACTAATTTGATATTTAGGCAAGTCAACACTTTTAACTAACATATTAATTTCTTGTGTTTTTAATTGTGGAATAATTTTTACTGCTTCTGGATTTAAATTAAAACTTACGTGATATAAAAATTTATGTTTAGGCGATAATCTATGTGCATCATCTACATACAGTCTTGCCGCGTGTGCAAAGTCACCAAGATTACCTTTTGGACTTAATGCTCCACTTACTAAATTATCTAAGAATCCATTGAGTTTATTTGCCATACTAATATTTATCCAATTAAATTAAGTGCGTATAAAATGACGAAAGGGGCCGTAGCCCCTTTCAATATTACAGGAAATATTATTAATTTAGTTCTTACGTAGAACCACCGCCTGTGATTGCAGTATTAACAGTTCTACCTACTGCTGTACCTACTCCTGTACCTTGTGGAGTCTGTATAGCATTATCGTATCTGATTGATAAAGCAACTGTAACTGGATCGTTAGTTGAATATGCTAATGTGTTGTAGTTAGCACTTTCTAAGTAACAACCATATAATTCAAATGTTTCTAAAACACTTGCTACATTTACGCCGTTACCACCATCAAGTATCTCGATTCTAGTAACGAATTTGTAGTCACTTCCTGAAGCCGCACTTGACTGTTCGAAGAAGTCAAATTGTTTCTGAAGTTGCTCACCAACTAATTTTTGTACGTTGTTGGATACGTCTTCTCTTAAGTTTAATGTAATAGGTTCCCAAGTATGTTTACCTGCTAGGTATACTCTTGAGTTGTATACATCAACTGTGATTTGTTCGAAAGAAACGTTAGGTCTAGTAACGTCTACAACTTGTTTTGTCAACTCTGTTGTTGGAGTTGAAACACCAAAGTTTTCCAGCGACACTCTAAAGCGATACTGGAGTTTTGGCATCAACAGTCCTTGATTCGATGCACTTGCACTAGAATCTAAAGGTACTGTAATTTTAGATAGTGTTGAAATTGCCATTATAATATCTCCTGTTTAATGTATTTATCTACCTTATAGCCCCGCTATTTCACCTGTATTTTTAAGTCTTAGTGGAATGTAAATAAACTCTACAGCCTTAACTGGCTCAATAGCAACATCTACATACAACTCATTTCTATCAATTCTAGTTGGTGTGTTGTTTGATTCGTCACACACTACTAAGAAGTCATATAATGCTCTTTGACCTACAAGTTCTAATAGTAAGGAGTCTACTTGCGCCTTAATTTCATCTCTAGTGATTTTATCATTAGGTTCAAAAATGTAAGGTTTAGCAAGTTTGTTTAACTGTGAACGTAAGTACACAACTAGTCTTGCAACGTTGATTCTGTCTAAAGCACTAGCATTTTTGGCTCTAGTTTTTTGACCAAAGTTTACAAGTCCTGCACCACTTAAGAATGTTACAGGGTTTATAGCATTTGAGTACAATGTATCTCTTTGACCTTCGTTAAGTGCAATTGATTTAAATTCGCCTTCGCTGTCAATAAATCCTGATGCACTTGCGTTTGTAATGCCGCCACGTCTTGTACCTGCTGGTGCAAACCATGGAAACGATACTTGGTCACTTAATGCAATAGTTCTTAGTATACCATGTGATGCTGGAACAACTACGTTATTTCCTGCGTTATCACTTGTGAATAAACTTGGATAAAACATTCCAACATATTCATCTCTTGTAACTGCACCATCATCGTTATCTTCAGTTGCTAGTTTAACGTTTGTTGCCCATTCATTTAATGAAGTTGCATCGCTTGTTAATCTAAATGGTGTATCACCTACAACAAATGCACTTAGGCCTCTGTCTGTGTTTAGTGTTACCATTTCACCGATTAGTTCTGGATAACCAGGACAAGCAATCAAGTTAAAGATTCTTGAGTTGTCATCTCTAATGTCTTGGTTGCTGTTAACCATTGCCTGTAATGCTTGTACAACAACTTTTCTTTGTGCTTTTCTACCAAATGAACCTGAACCGTCTGCTTGGTTGCCTGATTCAGTTACCCATCTGTGTGAGTAGTAAGCCGCCATTGATTCTGGTAGTCCGCCGTTATCAAATCTTAAGTTGTTACCTGATACATCAATTGAGTTACGTACAAATTTTCTTACGTTGAATCCGCTTCTACGTAAGTTCCATAGCAACATACCTTTTGGATATAATGCTGGATCTGGAGCATCTGGGTCTAAGTAGTTAGAACTTAATAGTGCTTCAATTGTACCTGCTGTGGCACTATTTGCACCTGCTGTATTGTATCTAGCATCTGCAAACAAAATACCATCTTCAGTAGTTTGATCACCATTGTCAATTAGCACCCATTTTAAAGTTGCGCCATTGTATTTGTATATCTTAGGATAGTTTTCTAAGTCAGCAGTTGAAATCCAAAGGTCACCATTTTTAAGATCAGTGTTATCTGATTGTTTAGTAGGCTCAGTTGCACTTACAATAGGACCTGCTGGATCTGTCTTATCGCCAGCCGCCGCCGCAAAGTACGGACTTGTTGAATCTTGATATCCAACCCAAGTTGTACCATTGTGGATCATAATGTCTACTTCGTCAATAATTGAACTGTACCATAAAGTACCGTCTGTTGTCAATGAAGTTGGTGCAGTTGGTGAGTTAGTTACTGTTAAAATAACCCAGTTACTTGCAATAAAATCATGCATATGAGTAGATGGTGCTTCTAATAAGAACTGTGTAGCATTTGAACCAGTTGCTGTAAAGCCTGCTAGTCCTAGTACGCCACCTGTGTCAGTAATATGGAAGTCACCGCCATCATTGTGTTCAATTACAATTCTGTTACTTGAATCAACACTTGCAACAACGTTTGTAAAGCCTGCAGAGTTAATTGCACCTGCAACTAAATCAGCATCACTTGATGCCGCTGTTGTTGTTACACTTACTGTTACATCTGAACCTAATGCACTTGAGTTTGGTGCAGTTTCGGCTATATTAAATGCGTAAGTACCCGCTGTTAATTGTGTAGTAATAATGTTTGATTTAATTGTTGTAGCACCTGTTGATCCTCTTCTGTAGATTTTAAAATCTGCAATCGGGTCAGTTGCTTCATCAACATTATATTTTACAAACACATCACCAGTTGGTAAGTTAACTCCACCACCAGTTTTATCTAAACCGTATAGTGCTTCTTGGTTGTTTGCGTAAATTGGAGCAGATTTAGTTTCCCACAATTTAGTTGTGTCATTCCAAACTTTAACCTGCCAGTTAGCACCTTTGTTTGGTGTTGTAGTTTTAATCCACATTGAACCAGTTGGTCTTGGTGCTGTATCTGTTGACTTGTAACCTGGAACTTGCGTGTGTGGAGCAATAGTTAACTTAGGTGCTTTGTAAGTACCTGCTGTTAAGCCTATTTCTGATAACAATGTTGAACTGTTATCTGCTAACACAACATCTGCACCAGTTGAGTAAATTTCTAATTTACCATCAACCACTGCTGAAGTAATTCCGCTAATACCTGCAGATCCAATTGCTGTTACTACATCAGATAGTGCAACACCACCTGAAGTTACAACTGAACCATTAATGCTCATTGTAGCACCGTTAGTTATTGTAGGATTGCTTTGTGTTCCTGTAACAGTTGACCATGAACTAATCCAAGCAGTTGAACCTACTTGTACCCATGTTCCTGATTTATTTTTGTAAAACAACTTGTTAAGTGTTGTTGTAGATACAATCGCGTAATCGCCAATTCCACCAACAGAAGTCTTAGGCGCTCCGCTATCTACTTTAGTTGCATCAGTAATTACTGTAGGAATTTTGTTTGTAAACGACTGCCCACCAGTAGTAGTCGCTGACGCACCATTCCATTCAAAGATACCAAATATTGAATTTGCTGTATCAAACCAGTATGTACCGTTTGCCGGATTTGCCGCAGGGGCTGTAGAAGCCGCTGTCAACTCTGAAGTATTTAAATCCGCTCTAGTTACGAATGCTCTATTTGCCGCACCTAAATAAGAGTATGCCGCTTGTAATCCGTACTCGTTTAACTCATTACCGTGTAATGGGTTATTGTTTGAATCTACATAAAAAGTTGGGTCCCCAAATAATTCAGTTAATTCTCTTTGTGAAGTAACTAGGAAAGGTTTACCAGCATTTGCTTTTGTAGTAGCACTCGCTGTTCCTGTTCCTGATCCGTTTGTTTTATCTTGTGCAGATACAACAAACAACATTGGTACTGTACCTGGTTCTGCTGGGGTATAGAACGACTCGTCTATTACAGTAACCTGTACACCTGGTGATGTTAAAGCCATTTTGTTTTCTCCTGTTGGTAATAGTTCATACTATTCTTGTTTACTATTATTTATGCCGAAAACCAAAATCATAGGGGTTAAATACCGTTAAAAAGGGAAGTAAAAGGGCAGGTAAATAGTTATATGAGACCTTTATGTGCTTGTGGGCAACGACCAGTTGCTATTAATTACTATAAGAAAGGTAAACCTTTCTATCGTAGTAAGTGTGAGTCCTGTACTAGACATGGAAGACCTCACCATGGTATTCCTAAATGGCAACAAGCAGGATATACTATGAAAAACAACTGTGATAAGTGTGGATTTAAAAGTAGACACAAAGAACAATTCAGTGTTTACTATATTGATGGTAACCTAAACAATGTAAGGTTTAGTAACTTAAAAACAGTTTGTTCTAATTGCAGTAAGATTCTATATAAAGAAGGTATTAAATGGAAACAAGGTGATCTTGTACCTGATCTTTAAGTCCTTGTATTGTAGTATTGTTTTCAAACACTTTAGTAAACTTTGTATGTGCCCAGGCCCATTCACTAGCATGAACATCAGTAGGCTCAACATTAAATTGTACATATTCACTAAACCAAGCAGGATCAGGACCACGTTTCACACGCCATACTTCTCCACCTATTTGATATAGCATTTTTGCTTCGTTTGGAAAACGTACATCAGGAATAACCCAATTAGTTTCAGGATTGTTAATTAGTTTATGTTTAACTAAACTTACCCAGATACCGTCAAAGAAACCTTCACGCATACATTCTGTACCAAATTCTTGTAGAACTAGTCTTGGTGTTATTTCACGGCCGGTTTCTGCGGTCCAAAATTGATCTACTTGTTCACGCCAAAACCTACTTTGTTCAGTTTTGCCATCTAGCATATCACGTGGCCAATCAAACATAGTAGCGACAGCATCTTTCAATTTGTCTGCAAAACTTATTTTTACAAACTTATGATTTTGTATTAAATGCTCTGCTATTGTATCTTTACCACTGCCTATTAGACCACAGATTCCAACTATCATTTTTTAGTCCTGTATTTGTTTACAAGTTTCCTTATTTGCGTTTAATTCCTCGCCTTTTTTGTGTAACCAAATGTAAGAGTAGACAACGTTACCGTCTTCTGCTACTGTACATTTTTTACCAAATTTTACAGCCGGCGGAGCAATATGCCCTGAACAGCCTGCAAGAAAAAGCAAAATTAATATTGTACTGAAGATTTTCATTAGATTTCCTTCTGTTCGTATTATTATACTAATATATGTTTAGCAAAAAGTCAAGAAGTTTTTAGCCAATTGTGAAACCATACCCAACACCGCCTGGTATTTGAGTTTTAACTTCTTCTTCCAATTTCTCTATATCAGCAAGGCCTTCAGCCTTTAGATTATCACCGTTAAGTGTAGAACCACCTTGTGGACCGGCAATAGTAGCAAATTTACTTCTTGCTTCACCAAGCATAATCTTACAACGTGCGAGTGTGTAATCTTTAATCCACTGAACTGCTAGATAGTCTTTTAATAATTCACTATCTGGTCTGTAATTGTAACAATACAATAATAGTTCTTCTTCTGCTCTTGGTCTTTGTAGAAGTAATAATTCTTTTGTAGTAGTATTCCATTTGAATTCAATAAATGAACCAAACATTCTGCCTACTAATTCTTGGTACTGACTAAACAATTCATAAGTTGCTAATCCGCCCATGTTTGAACTTGCTAAAAGATAGGTGTTTGTGTACGCCAAGTTGAATGGTTCAAATAGTGTACCACCATCTCCTCCGCCTGTTCTTGAACCAATTGATCTACGAAACAATTTTCTCACTTCAATAACTTCATTTGGTAGTATATATTTGTTTTGATCAATTACAGTTGGAAGGAACATATACGACTCTTCTACTGAATTGTCCGATCTTTGTCTGAATCTTGTAAGTGCTGTTTTAAGAGCAGTTTCATAATGTACGGGATCTAACTCCACATCTACCATTCCACCACCTAAACTGGCGTTTACATAATCATATACTTCTTGCTTTTGTTGTGTTAATGTTGTCATATCTTCTCGGCTCCATATGTATTTATACGTTCGATAAATACTAATGTTATGCCAAGACTCAGTTTATACAAACCCGAAAAGGGCAATGATTACGATTTTTTAGATAAAACCATAGCAGAAATGTTCACTGTTGGTGGTACTGACGTATTCGTACACAAATATTTAGGTCCTCAAAATCCTGATGAATCTGAAGCAACTCCTAGCCAGCCTAGATATGATGCTGTAAAAGAAACTAATATTCAGGATATGCTTTTCTTAGAAAATAGGGACAGAAAGTATGATCCAAACATATATGTTTTACGTGGTATCTATAATGTGCAAGATGTAGACTTTGACATGAGTCAATTTGGATTATTTTTACAAAATGATACATTGTTTATGACTATACCTATAAATTATAGTGTAAAAACTTTAGGT